ATACGAAATGATAACCGATATCTTCAAAACACACCCAAAAGTTGATACAACGCCCGGAGACGAGAAGCTAAAAATTGAACTTACACCCGAAAACAGGGTAAAGACGCTCCACTTCTTTTTCAGAAACAAGTTGTTTGAAGACGAAAGTGTTTCAAGTAATGTGAGTGTTTCTCCACCGAATAGCAGCACATCGGATCAAAAATACCACTATTATCATAACAGATTCAATCTCACGCCTTTCCCGAGTTACGCGAGAGCTTTGGATTCTTTGTCAGATGATATCGCGACAGAAGCAAAGCTATTCATCAACGGACAAGAACTCCCATTCATAAATTATGTGGATTCTCATTATTACAGGTATCTTACACCACTCAATCACAAGTTCCACACCACACCTAGAAATATATACACGTATACTTTCTCGATGAATCCAAGAAATGTAGACCCATCGGGAAGTTTGGATTTCACAAACATAAAAAATAATCGAACTCTCATAGAATTCGTAATGAACCGATACTATGGTACGAGCGAAGAGTTCACGTGTCACATCTACTACACGTGTTATCAAACACTCATATTTGAAAATGGGTACGTAAGCACGAGAGAGCTTCTACCCGTAGAAGGAGAATTACTTACCAAATAAACTATCTTTGTTTTCTTTTATGTATTCTATGACACCGTTTTTGATACACCATTTGATGAAATTGAGTTGAGCCACAGTCGTGCTTATTTCATCAGATGTACCCGGTACATTATAAGATATCTTGTCTGAACGACAGAATGGATCAAATAGCTTTTTGCTGTATCCATCGAGTGTAGACTTATAGGCGCAGTGCACACTAAATATTTTACCATCAATCGTTTTATACATTAGGTTCGTCTTTTTAGAATAATTGGTTATGAACCATTCGAGGTTACGGAGGGAAATACCACCTGTTTTGGTGAGTATCTGCATGAGCGTCTTACCGTTTTCAGGGGTACCATAAAACGCATCTATGGAATTTAACAGAATATCTGATTTCCTCATACTACATCATACTTCTCAAATCTCTAAATTGGTTATTGCTAGATGATTCGCACGCGGGACAGGTAGGACTATACATAGGAGGAAACGTATGATTATGTCTGACAGTCGTAGATATATTAACTGGTTCATGAAGTTTAGGTGTGTTTGCATGTGATAGACAAAAACCATCGTGACTCGCTTTTCGCGTACATGGCTCCCCACCTTTTTTGATACCCATACAATACCCACGTGGATTTGGCATGTCACGCATCAATAGTTTAAGAGGAATATTATAATTGGTCGAGACGTTCTGAACAAACTTTAGTACGCGTTCATGCGTCGCCTTGTCTAAATCTTCTTCATACGCTTTGACCAAATTTTCAGACACCCTCATCTCCTTAATACATTATAGCGCCTAATTTTTAAATGGTAATTCATCGAGAGGTGTCTCTTTCTTTTTCTTTGGTCTTCGCTTTGGTTTAATCTTAGTAAGAAGTTCCCCAAAAATATCTTCCTTTGGATCCTCGAAGAGTGGTTCGAGTAAATCACAGACTGGATTAATGAACTTGTTCATGAAGTAGTATTCGTAATCGATTGGTACGTTGTTTTCCGAGACGTACTTTGGATCTTCGGATTTTTCAAAAGCTTTCGCCTTTGTGTCTTCTGTCTTCACGAGAATGTAAGGCACGCGATCACCCGACTGTGGCTCCGAACCGGGTTGTCTCTCGCGCATTTTACGAACAACTTGGACGTGCGCTTGGTTAATATCTTTGATTCCAGGGCTATTTATGGACACGCTATGCCCCTTAACCTTATAAGAATCCGATAAACTCTGTGAAAGTGTGAGCTTTTCGTTCGGTACATCACCTTCGATAAGTTCGATGGCTCGTTGGAGTGCGAGTGCTTTCGGTGGTTCGGTGTCACTACTTTCAAGTACGACATCCAAGAGTTCCTTACACACTTCTCGCACGTGTGCCGTGTTATCGCGTCTCACGAGTTGAAGACCCTTTACATCAATGTAATCCATATTCATCTTTCCGTCCTTTCCTTGTGTCCACAGCTTTGCGGCGTACCGTTTTTTAGAATAGAGGAAATAGGGCCAATACACCTTTTCGAGTTCCAAATTATTCGGTTTCTTGAAAAGTGTGGTACACTCTTCAGCGGCACGTTCACCAATCTCCCAACTGTACTCAACAGCCTCAATACCTTTACGGTCACCCACATCAAATTCGACCATGACTGAATCGGTGTCACCATACCTCACTTTCGCACCCGGAAAGTTCTTTTCCACATATTCCTTTGTTTCATCAATCATACTCCGACCTTTTGTCGTCACGGTAGAGGCGATGTTTACACACGGAAGCATTCCCTTCGATGCACCAGTGAACCCATACACGGAGTTCATACTGATTTTGTAAGCTAATTGCTTACCGTTATACATGGCTTTGAGTGCACCCTTCGACGCGGCCATATCCTTCTTCGCTTGTTTTCTGAATTGTTTCAATTCAAGTAGAATGCTCGGTAAAAGTGTCGGTACACCCTGTGCGAACTTACACACTCTCTTTGTAGGAGGCTGCCCCTCAACCTTACTCGGCACAGGAATCTCAAATGTTTCGTATTCCACACCAGGTACGTTTTCGTACTTTGGGTCCATCACGAGACTTGAATAACACAAATTGTGTGCCATCATGATTGAAGGATACAGGCCTTCAAAATCTAGCGCCGTAATTGGTTTGTAATATGCACCCTTTTGTGCTTCGAGGACAGTCGCACCTTCATACCCTTGATCCCCCAATTGACCATATTGAATCGTAGGAACCATGAATCCCATCTCCCTCGCCTTCTTTGTTAATTGACTAAACACCTTGATTTGTTGTCCCCGTTCCACGAGATAACACAGGGGTACCCACGTTGCTTTTGCCATTTCCAGAAGGTTAATCAATATACACAGTTTAGACAAAAGTCTATGTGGAAGAAGGGTATCCTTAATACAATACTCAGCAACTTCCCGCAATTTCACGGGGTCACCTTCCTTGTATCTGGCAAACATCTCCTTCGCAGGCATATCAATTTTATTGTCTCCAAGATACAGTTTAGACACGTTATCCAATTTGTATGAATCAAGTTTGTATCCTTTCTTCACCTCGTGGAACAAATCGAAGATGAAACGACCAGGCATACTCACGAGTTTCAAATCGTTATCACCCAAAGCACTTGAAGACAGTTTCTTGAGCTTGAGTTCACAATTGTGGCCTCGTAGTTTACTCAATTGAAAGAATTTTAGGTTACATCTCGTGATGATGGCCCGTTTCATGAGATATTCAAGATCAAAACCAAAGATGTTCCACCCGGTAATGATGTCTACATCTTTTTCATGTAGATATCGCTGAAATGCTTCAAGCATCTCACGCTCCGTATCGAATGATACGATGTTACACCCATCCAGATGAGAATCAGTCTTTTTATAACACAAACAGGTTTTATCATACGGTTCATCGCTTCCAAACTTACACAGGGAAATAGCAATTTGAAAACACGCATCACCTTCTATGTCCGCATCAGGAAATTTACCCGTAGAACTGTTACACTCAATATCCACTGACGCCACTACAAATGGTGCAGTCTCTGGATCATCCACAGGTTTAAGGTTTCTCCAATTTTTACACGTCAAATCAATGTCCGTGTTTGCCACATGACCGGGTTCACAATCGTCACCAGTATCTAACCATCCAGTAGATTGAATACCAGTTCTATGCATGAGTCGCAACACAGGGTCCAGGTTGGATTCATAAATTTTCATTTTTAAGGTTTCATCGGGTAAAGGCCGTCGAAGTCGTCCGCTCACCATGCGACGTGATGCCAGATTTTTACAAAACAGCTGAAGATATGGAAACTTTTCACTGTTTTGAAATCCCCAAACATCCTTACGTTGAATCGTATTTATGCTTGTGAGACACTCAGGGCACGCCCTATCTATCTTGTCATAAATGATCTTCACGCGTTGCGGTGTCACGTTGCGAGGGAGTTTCACGAAAAAGTATGGACTAAAGCTCGTCGTAACACAGACGGACTTACCCTCTTTCGTCTTACCAAAGATGCTGATCAAGTGTTCATCCTCTGTATCCCTGGACTCCCAGGTCAGTGCTTGGAAGACAACCATACTTCGTTATCGACCTAAAATTTTAATATAGTTTATTATTAAATGTCAGCAGCGCTAGTTGAACTAGTCTCAGTCGGAGCTCAGGATGCATACATCACTGGTGATCCACAAGTCAGTTTCTGGCGTCAAAATTACAAGCGCCACACGAACTTTGCTCTCAAGCCAGAGCGCATGGATTACATCGGTACTTTCACCGGTGGTAGCGAAGTTGTCGTCCCAATTCGCTCGAAGGGTGATCTTTTGAGCTACATTTGGATCGAACACCCAAACATTTCTAATGTGTCTATCAACACGGATGGTTTGTTTTCTTCGGACGACACTTCCGTCACCGAATTCAGCCTTCAAGTCGGCGGCCAAGAAATTTGCCGTATAGATTCTTTGTACGTACAAGGCATTCACAATGTTTTGTACCGCGACAACCAAGCGAAGGCCTCGTGTGCCGTCACGACCGCTGAAGTTTCTGATAACGCGAAAGGTGTCAGCGGATCTGCGGGTGATTACTACATGATCCCATTCTTCTTCAGTGAAGACTGGACCAAGTCGCTTCCATTGGTGGCATTGCAATACCACGAAGTTGAATTGCGCATCAAGTGCCGCTCAGGTCTCGGTAATCTTGGTGCTGTTCCAAAGATTTATGGTATGTATGGATACCTAGACACCGACGAGCGTGAATATTTCACCGAGCAAGAACACGAATTGTTGATCACCCAAGTTCAATACCAGCCAGCCAGCAAGACTGACACCTCTATTGACTTGACCTACTTCAACCATCCAGTCAAGGCCCTTCACTTGACGACTTCCAACGTCACCACGGGTGCTTGGACGGATGATTACAGTTTCGATACCGCGTCGCTTTACATCAATGGCCTCGCCTTGTTTGAAAATGCGTCTAACACGTTTCACCACAACGTCGTTCACGAAATGCACACCACTGCACTCGCGCCATCATCTCTCGATGCGCTTCCATTGTTCTCTTGGCCATTCTGTCTCACCATGAACAGATCGCAACCAAGTGGTACGCTCAATTTCTCTCGAATCGACAATGCGAAGTTGACTATCCAAAATCCAAAGTCCGATGCCAGAGAAGGTTTGTACAGAGTGTACGCCGTAAACTACAACGTTTTGCGGGTCAAGAACGGTATGGCTGGTATCGCGTTCTCTAACTAATGCCCAGAAGAACCAAATCCACGTTCGCCTCTTTGCGTCTGCTTTAGTTCTTCTACTTCTTCTATGAGCGGAGTTTCACATCGCTCTAAAATCATTTGAGCAATCCTATTCCCCTTTTTAATGACGAATGGTTCACTCCCGTGATTAAATAGGATCACTTTCAATTCACCAGTAAAATCTGGATCGATGACCCCAGCACCAGTTTGGATGCCGTGCTTCAATGTTAGGCCCGAACGCGGAGCAATTCTGCCGTATACACCAGGTGGTAGTGATGCGCACACACCCGTACTTATGAATGCACGCTCGAGTGGTGGTACTACGATTTCTTCCATACTATATAAATCGTAACCCACCGAACCAGGTGACGTTCGGGTCGGAATGATAGCATCCTGATATAACTTCTTGATTTGAAGACTCATGATGTACATTATAACCAAATCTTTATGTGAATATATGTTAAATGTTGCCGATCATCATAGCACTCGGTGGTCTCGCTATTGCTTATACATTCACAGGAGAGAACCTCGTGTCCTCTGAAGAAGCTAAAAAGATGATAAAGTCTGGAAAAATAAAGAAGGTCATAGACGTAAGAACTACTGTTGAATACAGAATAGGCCACTATCCGCGCGCGCTACACTTGCCCGTAGGAAAAATGAATAAAAAGACGGTTTCTGAACTTCCAAAAAGGGGTTTGCTCGTCTACTGCAACACCGGGCAGAGGGCCAGAGTTGCGGCAGAGAAATTGATTGAATTTGGATTTCAGGACGTGTATTACATAGCTGGTCACTACTCAACTCTCGTGTAAAATGTAAGTATGACACAGTATACAATTGTATACATGGTTGAAACACATGTGCTATATATGTAATTGTATAACATACTCATTGGTATCAAAATACTATTAAACATTAGATGTGCACACACGTATGGTAATGCGTATTTTTTGTTATCTGTACACACTACTACCACAGATAACACGAAATTTATAACCTGTACTATGTCACTCAGAAATGTAAACATAGTAAAAAAGTGTATTATAGCCATGAGTTTAACACACTGCCACGCATTATCATAAAAGTACCTCACGCGTGGGTGTGGGATTATAGTAACCACCGTTTCTATATCTTCTTGACCTTTAGCCAAACACAGAGATTCATCTGGATTTGTCACCAAATACCAGACATCTCGCATATTTAAGTTCCGCGTTTAAACTCTAAGTACATCATAATATGATAGTGACATTTACATTGATTGCATTTTTAGTTATATTTCCACTCACACTGATAGGGGTATCAAGAATGTGTCAGCCTCACCCCGAGGACCTTTCTTAACTTCTGAAGAATAGCGTTATCAGGGATAGCCTTCCCGGATTCATACGAATTAATTACACTCACGGGCACACCTATCACATTCGCTAAATCTTTTTGTGTTTTGAAACCCTTAGCTATACGTCCTTGTTGGATTGTCTTCGCCATCGATGCAGACACTTTCTCGTGTGTACCGATTTCCGTTTGATCCAGTTTCTGTTCCTTCGTCACTTCACGATGTGGTCTGACCACTTTCTGAGTCGTGGGTGCAGACTTACCATGAATGACGACAGGTTTCCAATCTTGATGGTCCATTTTTTATTAAGCGTTTCTCGTTTTTAATAATCTTTCGAGGCGTGGCATTTCTTTGTTTGGAAACATCGTGAGTATCATCGCGGATTTAGTTAAATGCACTTGCCCGTGATTCTTCGCGGAGACGACATCTTCTACTCGCACTAAATCTACGGGTACCATAGACATACCATTAGCTTTACTGTGTTTGACAGCGAGCATGGCCGCATCACGTTTGGTTTCGCGGGGAATAACGTCACCTTCGTGACATATGACCACGTGTGATCCGGGCAAGTCTGCGACATGTAACCACC